CGGTTACATAAAAACTTACTGTCACTTATCTGCCTTGTTATCTAGTTTGTCTTCGATACGGTTAAGAGTATCTTTAATGTCAGCTAAAGCTATTTGAAAATCATCACGTCTAAGATACACGTTAGGGATATTTCTCTCTATCTGCTGAATGTCTAAACGTAATCTGCTAATAGCATCCCATACTGCTCTTAGATACCATCCGACAAAAATAGATATTAGAGCAAATGTTGCATTAAATAAATCTTGGAAGTCCATAACTAAGCCTTGTAGAAAACAGCAAAGGAAGCGTTGGTATCGCCAGCGTTATTGATTAATAAGCTATCCTTACTTTCAATAAATAATACTTTATGTTTAATTTTCGCATCATTATCTACAACCAGACCATCCTCAGCAATAAAGATACGTTTACCTTGTAGACCAGTAAGCTCAATGCTTTCACCAGCAGCTACATCATGAACTTCGCCTGCCCATTCAACGTCTAGGTCAGGGTCAGTGATGCAATAAAATTCAATAGCTTCTTGTGCTATTAATATACACTGCTCTGCTTCGTAGTCTTTAGGGTCTGAAAAGTTAAGGTCTTGGCATCGAGTAAATGTATTTTCATATTCACCATCAGCACTAAAGCCTTTTAAGGAACCTTTAGTTAGCCAGTGGACACCACCAGAACTTGTAGACATCGTAGGCGGGTTAAAGGTATCTCCCCTTTTTTCAGCAGTTGATTTAGTAACTGAGTATCCTTCATCTGTATTTTTAATAATGGGTTTGAATTTCCAATTAGCCATTAGATAATCACCTCAACATTGCCCGTTACCTCTGCTTCTGTAACGGCTTCCCATTCAATGCCAAACAAGGGCACTAACTCAGCAGGCATATCAGCACCACGAGTAGCAATCTCTATATTCCACTCATATTGAGCGCGACTACCTGCCCCAATAATGGCTTTACGTAACACTTCTTTAAGCACATCAACTGTCATTTCTCCTGCCTGATAGCTAGGCAAAATATCACGCTCAACGCCGAGTTGTTGGATTATATGAGGCTTTAATCCTAGCGTTTCATCAACGGCAGTATAAGTGACGCTAATAGTGCTTTTCTTTAAGTTGTAGCCATTCACTACAAAGGTAAATTCTATAAACATCATTATTCCTTATTCATTAATTGTTACTGTGCGTGTACCTGAGCCATCCCAAGTAGGCCAAGCCGTAGATACCGTGCTTGAGATGTCCCATCTCCATACATTACCGTTTAGTACTACAGTAGCTGCTCTAAAATAGTCAGCACTAGCAAGGTTTAGTGTTCCTCCCCCCTCTACTTCAAGTGAGGTAAATACTGTTTGTGAACGGGCTGTTGCAGTGCCAGCATCAGTGACAAAGTAAAAACTTGTATTATTGCCCTTGGTATCCCTTGCTACCGTAAAACCATCTAGCGAAACTCCACTTAAAGATGTTGGAGTTCTACTTCCATGTGGCTGTATATTATTTACAACCAAAGTTACATTAGTTGTTACTGCTTTAAGGTAGCCATGAGAAGAACCTTGAGGATCACTATAAGTTCCCTCTGTAATGGTGCATACAAAACTGCTTTGTGTTCCATAGAAGTCGCTAACAGCAATCTCACCAGAAGTAGGAACTGCACCATTAGTCCCTGAAGTGCCAGAGGGTACATAAAGTCCACCAGCGTAGTATTCTGAAAGACTAATAGGGTTGCTGCCACCAAACTCAGTTTGAATGTCAGATAAATCTAAAACTCCAGAAGTAGGCAAAGCCATTACACTGTACCAAATGCTGTGACATCTCCAACAACCGTAAGGTTGCCTGAAGCGTCTAGTTTCATTTTGTTAGTACCGCCTGTAGCAAATACTAAGTCTGTGCCTGACTGCGTTACTGACCAGTTACCTAAAATTACTGAGCCTGTGGCTGTAATATTACCATTTACTTCTAACTTAGAACTAGGACTAATCGTCCCAACACCTACATTACCACTACTGTCGATACGCATACGTTGTGTAGAATTAGTACGGAAATCTAAAGCGCCGGTAGAGGTTTCATTTCCAATGTCAATATCTCTATTACCATTTGAGGAAAACTGAAATACTCCTGCGTTTTGTCCATCGGCTCCTCTAATTTCTAAACCGCCAATTAAACCATCTGTATCAGCATTATTGTCACTATCTTCTATTCTTATAAAAGCATTAGTTGTTCCTGCTATATGCAACGGTCTTTGGGGACTACTCGTACCAATACCAACTTTACCACTACCATCTACAGTAATGTCATCGTGATTAGCTATGCCCAAGTTAGTAAGGGCAGTTGATGCACTATCTAAATCAGATAAGTTGTTACTTTTTGTTACAAAGCCACTAACGTCTATGCTAGCTGCACTAGCTGCTGCCTCTGTTGCACTTGTAGCTGCTGCACTAGCAGAGGAGGCTGCATTAGTAGCTGATGTAGCTGCATTACTCTCTGATGTACTAGCATTAGTAGCAGATGTACTAGCTGCGCTTGCAGAGTTACTTGCATTAGTTTCTGATGTGCTGGCATTAGATGCGCTTGTAGCCGCCTCAGAAGCCTTTGTAGTAGCAGTTGTTGCACTACCCGCTGCACTAGTAGCACTAGAGGATGCAGAGCTGGCAGAAGAGCTTGCAGACGTTGCTGAAGCTGCTGCATTAGTTTCTGATGTACTGGCATTGGACTCTGAAGTAGAGGCATTGCTTGCTGCTGTTGATGCAGTTGATGCGCTGTTAGCTGCGTTTGTAGCAGAAGTAGAAGCAGCACTTGCGCTATTCCCTGCATTAGTTTCGCTGGTGGCTGCATTGGTAGCTGACGTAGATGCTTCACTAGCTTTAGTAGTAGCTATCCCAGCCTGTGTAGTTGCTGTACTTGCAGAACTACTTGCTGATGTGGCAGATGCACTAGCGTTAGTCTCTGCTGTCTCTGCACTAGCTTTTGCTGTCTCTGCTGCTGTCTGTGCAGTCTGTGCTGCTGTTGCAGAAGTTGACGCATTGGACGCTGAAGTAGAAGCACTAGTAGCAGACGTAGCTGCATTTGTTTCTGAAGTTGCCGCATTAGTTTCGCTAGTAGCAGCATCACTAGCTGAAGAGCTTGCATTGGTCTCTGAGGTACTAGTATTAGATTCAGAAGTAGCAGCATTACTAGCACTTGTTGCAGCGTTAGATGCAGAAGTAGCTGCCTCGTTTTTATATCCCAAAGCATCTTGTACTAACTCTGTTACTTCGTTTATGGTAGCATCAGTATTAGCGTCTCCTGAACCACCTGAACCTCTGTATATACTCAAAGCAAGTCTCCTAAATATTCTGTATGTGTGTGTAGATTAATAAGAATAAATACAGGGGGCAATTAAGCCCCCCATACCGTTAGTGCTTACTAAGCTGGAACAGCTACAACAAGTGCAGACTCAGGCCGTAAAACCTGTGTACCGTAAAGAGTGTCAGAAGTAAACAAGTTACTTAAGTACTCTTGCTTGTATTGAGTTTGTGAACGTACGCCCATTTGCTCTGCAAGTACCATAGCGTCTTTATGACCAATGATAGCACCTTTAGTATCAACAGCTGAAGCTGAGTTAGCAGCAGCAGTTTCAATTACAGGACAGTTAGAACTAACGTAAACATCAATACCATACAAAGTACCGATTTGACCATTCATAACACCACGACCATCTACGAAGTCGCTAGAGTTGTAACGGTCAATACCCATAATAGTTTGACGAACACTAGGTGGGATTACAATGAAACGACCTTCCATAGGAGTATCGTTATCATCTAATTGCTTGATAAGTTCACGGAAAGCTAAATCAGTGAATACATCAGTAGCAGCAACAGTATCTTCTGCATAAGCAGCAATACCGTTAGCAGCATCTACATAGAAGCTGTTGCTATGAGTCCAGTCAGAACCATCACCATTACCTAGTGATTTACCTAGAGCAAACAAATCATCATCAACTTGTTTTGCTAAAGCGTAACCAGCATCGTCTGTGTAGAATTTACGCATAGAAGCTAGAGCTTGAACATCAGTAATATCTTCGATTAAACGAGAGTATTCATAATGTTTGTCGACGCTGACTTGAACTTCTGATTCTGTAGCAGCAATCAAAGTTACTTGAGACTCTGCACCTTTAGCAGAAGCAGAACCACGAGTTGGTTTAGGGATATGTAAAGTATCACCTTTCTTACCAGACATTGGCATTTTGTTTACCAAGTTAGCAAGAACTAAGTTAGATTTATAAGCAGCTACAATCTCATCACTCCATAACTCTGGAATGAAAGTTGCGCCAGTTGTGTTTGTTACATGATTTGAACCAAGTGCCATTATATTTTACCTTTATAAAAATTTAAGAT